GGTGTCCAGATTGGAGAACGTCCCGTCGAGCACAATGTCGGCGTTCATATCCCGGATAGTCGGCCCGCCTGCGGTGGACTTACCGCTACCCCCACCGCCAGCCAGAAACGCCACCACAGGCGCGCGCCCTTCGGCGACGGGCCGGGCCAGTGCGCGGGCGAATAGTACCTTCGTCAACGCACTGGCGTAGGGGTGCAATTCGGCGGAGCGTGCCCGGTTGGCCCGATAGGCCGGGGCCAGCTCGCGCACGCGGTCGGCGTCAATGATGCGCCCGTCGTAGGTGCCGGGCATCGTCTGGTACTCGGCTTCCATTTGTTCGACGCTGCGCTCGCCGAACCAATCCTTGAAGCCCTGCGTTTGGATGATGGCCTCGGGCGACCCTGCTGGCTGTGGCGCATCATTGACGATGTGGCTTGCTGGTGCAATTTTCCCCGCCTGCTTCATGGCCTGCGCGGCTTTCTGTGCCGCTTTGGCGGCTGCGCGCGTGTACTGGCCGGGCTTGATGTCGCGCACGCGCTGGCGCGCAATCATGGCTGCGGCCAATTGGCGCGCGGCACTCGACAAGACCTTGCGCTGGCCGGTCGCTTTGGCAAGCGCGTTCAGTTCGCGTGCGACCATGCGTGCGCGAACTTCGTTATGTACCGCAGAATCCGCCGCACGTTCCAGCGCTTCGGGCGTGGACAGTTCGCCGTAGCGTTCGAGCATGCGCTGTTGTGTGGTCGCCTCAATCAAACTGGACGGCGTGGGCGCTTCTGCCAACGTGCGTACCAGTTCGTTCCCGGATGTGAACCCGAATAGTTCGGCAACCAAGTCAGGGTGCAAGCCGGTTTTGGCGGTCATGCGACGCTTTTGCAGCGCGTCCACGACTGTTTCGGAAAGACCTGTTTCCCACACCATGGCGCGCAATTCGCTCAGGTCGAGCCGTCCTGCGCCCAGCGCTTCGGGGTTTGCCAGTTGGTCACCCGCACGCAATTCCTGTGCCGCGTCGTAGTCGTAGGCAACCGAATACTGGGTGTTGCCGCGCAACTCCTCGAAAAACTTGTCTTCCAACTCGCGCAGGTCGTGTCTGCCGTATTCATCAGGCGTCAGGTAGCCGTCTTGGACCAACGCTTCGCCCATGGCGTCCAGCGATAGGCCGTCGCTTTTGCGCAAGACGGGTTTGCCGAATACGGCAGAGACAATCCGCTCTTTGGGGTCAATGCCCCATTGCTGCTGAACTTCGCTGCGCTTAAGGCCGCCCAGTTTGGCAATGGCGGCAAAGAGCGAATCTTGCGTAGGGTCTACGCGATGCGGGTCAGGCCCCGGTTTGGCTGGCGGCGCAATCTTGTCATCGACCGTTAGTTTGCCGGTCAAAAATTGCCATGCCCGGTAGATCGGCTGGGCCATGATGTCGCGCCGTGCCTCGATGCGTATTTCCCGCCGACGGCTGGCTGCCTGTTTTTGCAGGTCGCGCAGAACCCGCGCGCGCGTGTTGCGCATCCACAACATATCGCGCATGCCGCGGGCTTGCAGTTCGTCTATTGCGGTCTGTGTGGCGTCTGTCCCCAGCGCCTGATAGGCGGCGAACTCCTCTGGGGTCAGCCCTGCTTGCTCTGCGCTCTCGAAGAGCGGCAACATCGATTGGGCTTGTTCGGCCAGCGCGATTTGTTCGTTGGTTGCCAGCAGTCGGTCGAAGACGCCGCGCACCTCGGACGTGAGTTCGACGTTGAGGTTTTTGAGTTCGCGGTAGACGTGCAGCAGCCAGGCGCGGAAACGCTGGAACAGGCCCTGCATTTCGATGTTCGGGCTTTTACCCTCGAAGAGATACGCCTCGAAGCCGCGCGCGTACTGTTCGTGATACGCCCGTTTTTCTTCAAACGGCAGTGCCTGCCATTCCTGCAAATCGGCCACCCCAAACCAGTCCAGCACCGTTTGCATGTCGGCCCGGATAGCCTGCGGGGCATCCGCGCGGCTGGCAAGGTCGGCCTGCATTTCCAGAAAGAAGTGGCCGGACTCGTGCAGGAAGGTGGACAGGTCGGCGTTTTTTAAGAGCGCAATGGTATTGGTGCTGGGCGTGAACTGGCCGCGTGGTGCCGATTCACCTTGGCGGACGACTTCCAGATTGACACCATCGGCACTTTCTGGGATAGTTTGGTTCAAGGCGCTCGCGTCGATTCCACCCCCGCCTTTGTGAGGCGGTGCGGATCGGGTCGGCAAGGGCGCTTTCTCTATGGGATTGTGGTTGTAGTACATATTGCCATTCAGGTCTTCCCGAATGGTCACGCCTACCGTAACAGGCTTGCCGTCAAGCGATACAGCCGCTTCCAGCCAGTGATAAGCCTTGGTATTTCCCTCAACTGCTGGATTCTCTGGCGGTCTGCTGTTCTTGATTTCCCCTCCTGCGACAATCTGTTCCAGCGCGGCGAACAGGCGCAGCTTGTCGGGATTGGCGGAACTGCTGAACGCCTTGCGCGCATTGCGAAACGCGATTTCCCGTCCCGAAGCCTGGTTGACTACCTTCTTGCCGCGCAGGTTGGTTTCGTACCACTGCCTGGCCGCATCCCTTAACGTTTTGATGTCGGCACCGCGCGGGGCGATTTCCTCGCCAGTCAGTGTGGCAACGGGCTGTTGTGCCGATTGCTCAAAATGTGTGGCGGTGGAATTCGGAAAGTAGCCAAACTCGTTGATGTCATCGCCCGCGAATTGCACGTCACGCGCCGAAACTTCGGCCTCGATGATGCGCCAGCCTGGCTCGCCGCTGTGTGCGCGGTGCTGTTCGGCGTAGGTTTTCGATAGCGTGACCCAATCGCCGTCGTTGATGCGGTCTGCGGGTGCTGCGCGATAAATGCGGATTTTTGCCTCTGGATTGCCCCGGATTTGGCGTAGCACCGCAAGGCTTTCACGCGTCGCGGCGTCCTTCGGGTTCGCGTACCGCTGTGGATGGGTATAGAAATCAGCGGGGATGAATTCGCCGTTGTTGGTAATGTCATGCGCCCGCGCTCCGGATTCGGTCGGGCGATGCTGCATCCGGTAATTGTCTTGCTGAAAGAAAACCCTGGCATCCCCACCGGCACGCTCGCGCATGTGTTCACCGCGTGCGCGGGCGACGTCTGCCTCCACGCGCAGCGGGTACTGTTCAAACAGTGCTTCGGGCGTGACACCCAACTTGGCAGCCTGTACCGCGTAGTAGTTCCCCACCATGGACGCATAGGCGGCGTTGACTTCGGGGGTAAAGCGCGCTGCGCTATCCAGTTGGGTTTGGATGGCTTCGCGTACGGCCTGGGCGGACTGTTTGAAAGCGTCATCAGCCTCACGCCCGGCAAGCGCCCGTTCGACCTGCGCTTCCAGTTCTGCGCCGTGTTCCTGCATATAGGCTTGCGCCTCTGACCGGCTGAATCCGTCCGGCTCGGTTTTCAGATGGTCGAGCAGCGCCGCGGCCTGCTCGGTAGGCGCGATGCGTGCGGCGTATTCTTCTATCGGAATGGCGATCTGCCCGCCGGTCTGGGCGGCTACCGGCAGTTGCTGCGCAACGCTGGGCGAGACCTGGGCGATTTGCTCGGCCACGCCAGATTGCATCAGGGTTTGTGCATCGATGTAGACGTGTTTGACTTCGCCGTCCTCAGCGGCTTGCGCGATGAATTGCTCGAAGGTATCGGGGTCGCGCGCAACCAGCTTGTCGGCTTGCACAAGATCGGTCAGGTTTTGCAGGAACTCGGCTTGGTGTTGCGCTTGTTCTGCACGATGGTGACGTGTACGCACATGCAAGGCAGATTCCACAATGGTGCGCACAATCCCGCCCACGGCAGCCCCTACCCCGCCCTCATACGCAGATTCACCCCAATCGACCCGAGCATCGGAATTGGTCAGTATTTTGCGCAGGGTATCGTGCAGGACGTTCTCGGCGAACTCTTGTCCGCCTTCGGCGGCTGCGGCTACGCCGATACGCGAGAACACCGCAGCGACCTTGTTTTTGACTGTGCCTGCCATGGGGCCAAGCAGTTTGTCCAGCGCCCATTTTTCTGTCACACCCGTGACTGCGGCACCACCCAGAATGGCAATATCTTTGCTAGCACGGTCAGCGCTGTCCGGGGCAACTTTATCGGCCATCACATCCGCGCCTTGCGCGTATAGTCCAAGACCTCGTGCAAATGGCAGCATGGCGATTTGTCCTGCTACCTGACCCAATCCCGCCGTCACATCATCCGCGAATGTGCGCTGATCAGCGGGAATCATCACACTTTCGCGTGCAAGCTGTTTGGTGAAATCCGCGCTTTTCCTGACTTGAAACAAGGGATCCCATGTGGGCGGTTCGTACCAAAACCAGTCGGCCACGGAACTACCAAAGGCAGCGCGCACGGGACGGTCGATTGCACGCGCTCCTATGTCCAGCAGGTTCACGGTTCCACCTACGGCCATACCCACTGCTTCAAGTGCACCACCGCCAGCTTGGCGTAACTTGCGTTCAATCTCGCCCAGACTTTCTACGTTGTCATGCGCAAGCGCCGCGAACTTCGGGTCTGACAACTGGCGGCGCAGAATCGGCGAATGCGCCACCGCGTCCTGAATGCGCTGGATTTTGTCCTGCTTGTCCAGCGCATCGAAATTGCGTTGCACCACGTCCAGGGGTAGACGGTTTTCGCGCGCCAGATACTGCTCGCGACTGGCGCGCTCGGGGCTGCTCGCCACCAAAGACCCCAGCAAGTATTCGGTTGCTGTGGCTTGCGCCGCTTTGTCTTGTGCAATCAGCCTGTCGTACACCGAAGGTTCAGGCGATGTTTCTGGCACGGGCAATGACGGCTTCGGGATTTGCGCGGATGCTTCTTGCATGCGTGCATCGTTGGCCAGCAACTCGTCATAAATCGATGCCATGCGTATCAGTCCTTGGGTTTTCCGGCGCGCACCCAAAATTCGGCAATGGCCTGTTCTGTAGGACGCTGCCCGGCGCGGCGCAAGCTCTGGATGATTTGGGCGCGCTGGCCAGCGGGGATGCTAACGAGCCGGATTTCCTGGCCGCCGACGCGCACGTAGGCCTTTTGCTGGTCTTCGGGCGACAAAGTGGAGAGCACCTGGTCGTGGTCGTCTGGCGCGAGGTAGTCCATGCCCGGCCAGCCGCGCTGCACGCTCACCCTGTCCATCAGCTTCTCGTCCAGAATTTTTTGCAACTCGTCCGTATTGGCACGGCGCTTGCCCGCCAAGTCGATGCGCTCAAAGCGGCGCACCTCTTCATCGACGCTGCGCTCAAAATCTGCCAGGGCTTGCAACTGTTTGTCATCGGGCTTGGCGCTGCGCGGAAAAATCCCTGCGGCGATGGCGGCTTCCCTGACGCGCTGGCTGGTAGCGACAATCTCAAGGTGCCGTTCGTCCGCTGTCCCTTGCGCGGCTTTGATGAGCGCGTAGCCTTTTTCCAGATGGGCGTCATCCAGATGCGGGCGAAACTGCCGGTAAAAATCGACCGGCGTCATGTTCGCCAGTGCGTCTTTCGGCAGGCTTTGCACCTGCGCCCAAGCCAGCGCGTCGTTGGCCTGCCCCAGTGTTGCTCCTGCTTTTTTGGCGAAATCCATGACTGCGCCCAGCTTTTCGCCGGGAATGCGCATTTGCAATTCGGCGGGCAGCGCGGTCATGTTGCCGCCGTTGGCAAAAAGCTGTTTGTAGACGCTATCGAGCGTTTGTTCGTCCTGCTCCTTTTGTGCCGCAACCAGTTCTTTGTGTCGGCGCGCCATCAGGTCTTCACCCATGGCCAGCGCGGCAGGGTCGCCGCCCAATTGCTCGCGCAAACGCTGCTTCATCTGCGCCAGCGGCAGTGCCGAGCCGATTCGGGCATCCGGCCCGGCGCGCTTGAGCGCACCCTGTATCAGGGCATCGACGACTTCCTGCGCGTGGGTGGCGCGCTTGGCATCCCTGAGCACCGCGCCGAGCTTGTCCTTGTCGGTGGCGCTTATCTCGCTGCCGTGTTGCTTCAAGTATTTTTCGGCATAGTCCAGTTGGCCCGCGTCGATGGCGGCAGCAGCCACCGCGCGGTGGCCCTGCGTGAGCGTGGCAAGCAGGTTCGCTTGAGTTTCGAGCGCTGACAGCCCTTTGAGCTTGCCCTGCTCCACGACCGCCGCGCCGATGGCGTCTGTGGCCTGTTGCAACGCTTGCGCATCGCCCCAAGCCAGCGCCATTTGTTCCAGCGCCAATTTAACCGTGCCATCGTTGACGCTGGATTTGAAGTTGCCGAACTCGCGTGCCGTGTGCGCGGTCAGACCGTTCTGGAACTGGTTGCGCCAGGCCATGGCCTGCTCGCGTAGCTGTTGGCGCTGCCAATCGTTGGTCAGTTCCGATTCCAGTTCGGACAAAAATTTGTCGTAGCGCTCCTGATAATCTTGCGTCATGGGCTTGCCATCCGGCCCGGCAATGGCGGCTTGGCCCTTTTTGTGCACGTAGCCTGCCTCGGGGTCGTAGGTCAGGCGCAAGCGTTCGGCGATGGCCTTGTTTGCCAGGTCGTTGATTTTGACCTGTGCGGCTTGTTGCGCCATATCCAGTGCGATGTTGCTGATGTGGCTGCCTGCCTGCTGCATGCTGCGGCCCATGGCCTGTGCGTTGCGACCCGCATCCGGGGCATCCGGCATCGCCAGGCGGGCCTGCGGCAATGTCGCCGCGCCGATTTGCAGGCCGTCATAGGTGGGTACGCGCGGCATTACCAAAGGCTCCCTTTGGGTTTGACTTTGCCGTAGGCCCCCCAACTGCTGGCGACGCTGCCTGCGCTACCCAGCAAGGACCCGGCCAGCGCCGCGCCGGGGTTGCTGCCCTTGGCCTCGCTGCGGGCCATCAGCGCCTGATTCTGATAATTGACCTTTTGCGTGCGCAGGCCCCAGGCCTCGTAGATGGCGTTGGCTTCGATTTGATGGCGGTCGATGTCGGACAGTATTTTGGTAGAGGCTTGCACTTCGGCACTGCTGCCCGCGCCCAGGTCTACGCCGTTGGCGGCCAGCGCGGCACGCTGGCGACCCCGCAACTGGCCGGTGCGCAACGTATGGGCGGCGACCTGCTGGTTGCCGCGCGCCAACGCCGACTGCGCGCTGCCCTCGGCCATGCGGGCGTTGCTCTCGGCGATGGCAGCCTGTGCGTTAAGGTTGCTTTTTTGTGTGGCCGCAGAAAAATAGCTGCCCGCCGCAGAGGTGAGCGCCCCACCGGTCTGGCCGATTGCGCCCAGCAAGGCCATTTGTGCAGTGTTAAAACCCATTGCCCTATCCTCCCAAGGCCACTTGCACGGTCAAACTGACAATGGTCAGCGGCAACGGGTCGGATTGACGCACGAATACCTGCCCGCCGTCGCTCCAGTCTGGGCTGAGCATCACATCGATCTCTTCGCTCTTTAGCGCAGGCGGCGCGCCGTAGGGTTCGGTGCTTCGCGGCTTGTCTTCGGTAAGCTCGTCCACGCTTGGCCCCACCCAGATACCGGCGGAGCGATGGACGCGCAAACTTACCCGGTTGACGTTTTTGACGCGCCCTTGCGCAAAACTGCCGTCTTGCAAGGCGGCAACAAAGGGCAGCGTGTGCAGGTCGGCGGTAATCGGCAAACCCACCTGCACGCGGCTGGCTTTGCTCTCCAGCACAATTGCGCCGCCCGTGACGACGCACGGTGGGTGCACCGCACCGTCGGCCAGGATGGCCACCGTCTTGCCTTCCAACCAGGTCAGCCCGCCTATGTATTGGGTCGGCGCGCCGTCGTAGGTGGCTGCGCAATCGACAAAGAAAGCGTCGGCAGGCTCTACCAGGCGACGGCTTGCCATGCGCTCGATATAGCGCACGGTTTGGCCGTTGATGACGCGGCGCACGACGCAATACAGCACGTCTTCGTGGCCTTCGGCGACCACGCAGCACGATTCAAACGCGCCGTCGGTATCGTGCCAATGCCAGGCGCCGATTTGTTGCTCGGGGACGTAGGTCAGACCCAGCAGCCTGCCGCTGGTGGAGATGAACCAGACAATGGGAAAGGGCGCTTTGGCGTAGGCCATGTCCACGATGTCGTGATGGTCAAAGAGGTGGGGGCTGCGCAAGGAAAGGTCGCCGGAGACAAAGCCGCCGGCCTGCCAGTTGTAGGCCATTTCTCGCACATGACCGCCGCGGGCCGCGCCGTAGATGAGCGTGTTGTTGATGATGACCGGCTGTGCGTTGCTGGCACCGACGTAGGATTGCGGGCGCACGCTGATTGAGGCGGGGGTAATGGCGTCGTTGTTGACCGAGGTCACACGCCATTCGGCGCTGGAGGTCAAGAGCAGCAGCTCGTTGAGCGGCACGATATGGCGGATGGTGTTGGCCTCGCGCGCAGCGACCCGAAAGGCAATACGGTCATCGTCTTTGACCGGTAGCGAGTAGCTCATGTTGGATTCGGTGCCGCTTTTGGTCATCCATAGGTGCTGCGGCTTGGTGCGGGTACCTGCGAAGCAGCGGCGCTGCTCGAAGTAACTGACCGCGCCGGGGTAGTCGCCCGCCCCTTCAAATACGGCGTCAAAGCGCGGCGGCGTCTCGGAGAGGTCGGGCGCAATGTTGTCATCGACGATGCTGGTTGTATCGGTCTGGCCGATGTAACCGTACAGCCCGCCTTGCAGCTTGTAGACGCGGTAGCGCGATGCGCCCGCCACGGGTGGCCAGGAAATGGTCACTTTCGCCCCGGTCTCAAACAGGTTGCCGCCTACATTGGCAGCCGGGGAGGCAGCCGATTCGCTCACCCCTTCCGAATCCAGCGCCGTGACCACGTAGTGGTAGGTGTATTTCACCGCACTATGGCCGGTGGCCTGTAGCGTGGGTTTTGCCGGTGCCGCCACCGCAGGGCCAAAGGCGATGGTCGAAAGCTCCCAATTCAACGCGCCCAGGCGGCGCAGTTCGCGTGGGGCGTACTTGGGGTGAACCAAGGTGAGCACGTCGGCAGACTGGACGGTGTGCACCTCAAAGAGGTCTGCGCCTGCGTAGGGACTGGCGATCTCAAATGGGTAGCTGCCGTCGAGCAGCGTCGCACCTTGGGTGTGGAACCTGAAATATCCGGCCCCCATTTCGATGACCATGGTTTGCGTGGTCGAGTAGGTGAAGGCAATCAGGCGCACAGGTTTGCTCGCGTCTTTGACCGCTCGCACAAAGGCAAAGCCTGCACGGTTTTGTACCGGGCCGTGCGGTGTGACGACAAAATTTCGGCATGTCGCCAGCCCGGATTGGTATTTGGCATCATCAATACGCCCGAATATTTCGGGCGAGAGTTCGCCGCCGGAGAACGCGCGTTGCAGGCTGCGCAGGTGGGCCATGGGCTACCTGCCGGCAATCCAGGCGGGCGCGTGCGCGAGGCGCGTTTTGCCCTGATTGGCGTCGGCAACGCGGGCGTGACCGAGTACCGCCTGAAAATGTCGATAGCACAGTTGTGCCATGTGCGCGCCCGCATCGCCTTTGAGGATTGGTCCGGCCAGGTGTGAGGCCAACAGCCATGCCAGCGCGTCCACAAAGAGCGACGAGAATTTGGTCGCGTCAGTGACGCGGGCAATAAAGCGCACGTGTGCGCCGGGCTGGTCGCTGAGGATGAGGCGCGCGCCGTGCGCATCGCCTTGCACCTCAAACGGCTGGGTGTCGGCATCGCTGGCCGCACTCGATGCGCACACTGCCAGCAGGCGCGATGCCCCCGTCGGCACGGCATAGGTGTACGTCCAGCCCCGCGCGGGTGCGGCCAACAGGCCCAACGCCACGCGCCGGGTGGCGAACGTCCACGGGTGCATTTCCAACAGCGCATCGCGCGCAACCTGGTAAAACCGCGCGCAATGTTCGGCCTGCACGCTGCCCTCGGGCGGGCTGATGCTGACCACCGTGGCCCGCTCGCCCAGCCGGGCCAGTGCGAGGTTGCAGATGTCTACGTCAGAGGCCATGGGACGCTACTATTTTTGCATTGACATCAAATTGCGTGGGCGGCACAATGGGTGTATGCAGATTGAGTTCGACCCAGCCAAGGATGCTGCCAACATTGCCAAGCACGGTATTTCGCTGGCCGAGGCCGAGCGCTTGGATTGGAGTACGGCGTTTATTGAAGTCGATGACCGCTTCGCTTACGACGAACTGCGCATGGCTGGCTTGGGTTTGATCGGCGCTGATTTGTTTTATGTCGTTTTTGTCGAGCGTGAGGACGTGACACGGGTGATCAGCCTGCGGCCTGCTGAAAAAAGGGAGTTCAAGAGCTATGTACGTTACATTACCGGACGGTAGAAAAATCCGCATGCCTACCGACGAGGAAGATGCTGCCATTACTGCTGCGGCACTGTCTGACCCGGATTGCCCGCCGTTGACCGATGCGCAGTTGGCCCGGATGCGTCCAGCCCGCGAGGTGCTGCCGCCTGCGCTGTATGCGGCGTTGACCGACAAAAGCCGTCCGGCGGTCATTCGCCATGTGACTGATGCCGAAGACGCCGCCCGCCGCAACCGGCCCGGCCGACCGCGCGTGGAAGTGCCGCGCCCGACGCTGAACATGCGGATAGATGCCGATATTTTGGAACGGCTGCGCGCCACAGGTCGCGGCTGGCAGACGCGCGTTAACGCACTCTTGCGCGAAGCGGTGCAGGCCGGGCGGGTGTAGACGGCGAGTATCACGCTGCTTGACCTCGGGGCTTTCGTCTTTTGGGGCCGCTAGGTCGGCGCATCCCCGACATCGGGAACTGACGCGGCCGCTTTTTTGCGCGACCGGGTGCCCGTGACCTTGGCTTTGTCGCCTTGCGCAGACTCATCGCCTTGGTCTTCGGGTTCGTCGCCGCCCGATGGCACCGCAAACCAGGTTGCCGTTGCGTCCTCGGGAACATCGAACGCTTCGCCCGCCTCAATCAGCCTGCCAAAATAACCTTGTCTGCTTGCAATCACTCTCATGGTCATTCCTTGTTACGCGATGCGCGGGCTGTCGGGATACGAGTCGTTTTGCTGGATGCCGGTGACGATTTGCGCCGAAAATTTGCCCGTCGTCAGCGGTGCGAAGGTGACGGCGTAGAAAACACGGCAGTAGCGGCGCAGGCGGGTAGGCATGTGCAAAACAATCTGCGCACCCGCGCCCAGCTTGTCTTTGAGAATGGCACTGGAACTGACCACAGTGTCAAACGTGGCGTTATCCGCCGAGTCCTGAATGTGGAACGTGACCTTTGTGCTATTACTTGCAGAGGTCACTGCCTCGTTCACGGTAATGACCATTTTTGTGCGGTCGTCCATGCCGGTATTGGGGTTTTCTTGGCCGAAGTCAATAACGTCAGTAGACGGGCCGCCGTTCGTCATGGTCTGCTTATCCGAGACTTGCAACAATTTGTCGATAATCATGATGGGTTCCTTGTTCTGGAAAGCGTTAAACCACGCGGGCTTCGGTCAAGAGCAGCGCATCGGTGCGGCGGCACGGTACGCCGTCAAAGGCCACCACGGCACGGCCCGCAATCTGGTCCATCGTCAGCGTCGATGCCGCAACCTTGTTGGTGATTTGGCGGCGCAGAAAGCTGCGGATTTTGCGCGGCATATAGAACGCCGCACGTCCCATGCCAAGATTTGGCGGCAGTTCGACGGCTTGGGTCATCAGGTCTATCAGGTCGGCGCCCGCACTGGCGTTTTTCGTCAAGGCCTGCATGTCGATGTTGGCAATGCGCACCACGTAGCGCCAGTCGCGCAGTGTCAGGCCGATGTCCCACTTGTAGTGAGTGCGGTAGCCTCGGTAGCGCCCGCCGTCAGCATCGAACAAGACATCCTCGCCCAGGTCGTATGAGTGCAGGCCGGCTTGTGAACCCTTGGGATAGATGGTGTGCAGCGTGTTCGGCCCCCACACCACCAGCCAGACGCTGGCGTTGTCGCTGCCTGTGCCACCCGCATCAATGATGTTCTGGCCGTTCTCTGCACTCAAGGTGTTAAAGCGCGGCGTCAACCCCATGAACTTTTCGGTGTCGATGCTGGAATCGCCATAGAAGAGCGTGGTCGCCATCGTCTGGTTCAAGCCCTCGATGAAGGCGCGGTCCTCGGATAATCGCCAGGCGGCGGAATTGCCGTTTAAGTCAGCCAGCGCTTTATCTACCTCGGCAAAGGTCTCGAGCATCCCCATCGCGTCCTTGATTTGTACGGTACGGGATTTTTCCGGCTGCACGCCCCAGTTCAGTTTGCGCCAGGTGCCACCGGGCAGGCCGCTGCGCACGGTGGTTTTGTGTTCCGTAAAACCGTTGGCCTCGATGACCGTCATGTCGTCGATGATTTCATTGGTCTCGTTGAGCATCTCGACGATAGAGGGGTCAATGCCGCCGTCAGGCGTCATGCGGGCCGCGACATCGGCCAGGGTGGGGTTGGTGGTGGACAGTGTGGCCATGGAGTGGCTCCTCTACGTGGGTAAAAATTCAGGGGTTCATGTTGGAGGCAGCGTACAGACGCCGCGCGTCGCCCGATTTGGGGGGCGGATTGGCGCTGCCCGTGACCAGCGCGTCTTCCGAGATGGCTTTGCCTGCCCGGTAAAAGGCACGGATGATTTCGGGGTGATTGCCTAAGCCCGATTCGTTCAGGAGAGTCTTTAACTCCGGCGTGGCGAAGGCGTCCATGGCGCGTTTTGCCACGGCGAGATTTTCGTTGAGCTTTTCGCCGCCGAACTCTTTGTCGGCGCGGGCATCGCTCGCCCACTGACTGCGCGCAGCCGTCAACTGTTCGGTTTGCCGCGTCACCATCACGGGGGCCATTTTGTCGAGCACCTTTTGGGCGGCATCCTGCGACAGGCCAAGTTCGCGCGCAACGTCGGAAAACGCGCCGATGACCGCGTCATCAACCGTCACGCCGTCTGGGGCGTTAAAAGCGTACTGTTCGGGTGCACCCGTAGCGCCCTGTGCCTTGTTGCCATCGGCGTTGTCGTTGTTTTGCCCCTGCTGCGCCACGCCCTCTTGCGCCGGAGTCTCTGGCGCGTCGGCCTGCGCCGGGTCAGGCGGCGCATCCGTCACAGACGTATCAGTCATCAGGGTGTCAGTCGTGGTGTCGGTCGTGGTGTCGGTCGTCATGGGCTTCTTCCATCAGGGTGTTGTACAAATCGGGGCAAACCGTCAGCAGGGTGTCGAGCAACCGCAGCCCCTGGTTGCGTGCGCCCTCGTTAAATGCCATCGCCAGCGCGTCCCGGTCAAACGACAAGCGCCATACGCCTGCGCGCTCCAACCAGCGCCACACGATGCGCCGCCCGCGCGCATCGGCCATCAGCCAGTGCAGGTCGTCGTCTTCAAGCTGGCGCGCCTGTTGACCGCGCGCCTCGCGTGTGTCGGTGGGGTAGTCAGGCATGCACAAGAAGGTATCAGGCCAACCCACAGGTATATGCATCTTTTTGGAACACAGGGGCTTTTACACGCTAGAATTCCCCCACATGCTTGAAGTTGCCAGATGGGAGAGACACGCCATGAGTACCGCATCGGCCCGGCTCTACGAGACCGATTTCTACGGCTGGATACAGCGCCAGATAGCCACGCTGCGCGCCAGAAATTTTGCAGCGCTTGACCTGGAGAACCTGATTGAGGAAATCGACAGCATGGGTAAAAGCGAAAAGCGCGAACTGGAAAGCCGTCTCGAACAATTACTGATGCACTTGCTGAAATGGCAGTATCAGCCCGCCCACCGGGGTGCAAGCTGGCAGGCAAGCATCCGGGAACAACGCAACCGAATCACAGACCACCTGGCAGAGAACCCAAGCTTGAAACCCCAACTGCCGCAAGCGCAAGCCAAGGCATACCGCTATGCGGTACAAGGGGCCAGCGATGAAACCGGCCTGGACATCGCCACGTTTCCGCAAGAATGCCCGTGGACGTTCGAGCAGATGATGGATGCCAATTTTTGGCCGGAAATCGTTAGCGCTTAACCACCTCTCGGAACGTTTCTCTTACTTTATTTGCGAAGGTTTGACCGATGCGTTTTACTTTGTTCGAGTTTTTATCCTACGTCTGGAACAACCCCGTGCGTTATCTCGTTGGTCTGTTGTTTGGTGCGTTGCTTACCGCCCTGCTGATGTGGGTCGGCAAGCGTTTTAACCGTACCCGCTAAACGCCCGCGTCACGTCCGTTAACGCATTTTGCCCGCTGGTGTCGGCACTGGCGAGCTTCTGCGCCGCGCTGGCACCTTGCTCCAGCATCTCGGCCTGCTGCTGGGCCTGTGCCGCTTCGGCGCGGCGCTGGCGTATCAGTGCCACCTGCTCGCCCGGCACGACCAAATCGGGGTCGATACCCAACATGTCGGCGTAGCTGTCCACCCAGCGGTCGGCGTCGAATTTGTCGAGCGCCTCGGGTTTGAGTTGCGCAATCTGGCCCAGATTCATGACGAACCGGTCTACCGAATTGGTCGCTATCGCGCGCTGCGCCTGCGCCAGCATGCTGACGAATTCCACGTTCAAGTCCATGCCCTGCAAATCGGGCGGCGCGGGCGGCACGATGCCCGCTTCGAGCATGCGGGTAAACGTCATCTCGATTAACGGGTCAAGGATTTCGTTGTGCATGCGCTCCAATACTGGGCCAAGCATCAACAGCTTTTCTTCGTGACGTTCGGCAACTTCGGTAGCCGTCATCTGTGGGTTGTTGCCGTTGGCCAGCATCAGGAAGAGGTCGGCGTAAAAACTCCCATTGATGCGCTCGCGCACGTCTGCAATATCGGCCAGCAGGTGCGAGAGGTCGAGCTTGACCTCAAAGGCAGAACGGATGCCCGCGCCGGTGGCGGCATCCACGTACGTGATGCCACCCGGCAGCCTGTCGACCTCGCGGGTTTTCATCGACGTGGGGACTTGCAGGGGCGGGTTGGTCAGGTAGTCGATACCCTGAGCTTTGCGCAATTGCTGGTGCTGCAATTGCCTGATGTCGCCCAGCGCTTCCATGGCAGGGCTCGCGCCGTAGATGTCACCACCCAAAACCGCCCAGCGCGGGCATAACGCCGGAAATTGCTTGAAGCCAGATTCGCGCAGCACATGCGTATCGCGCCCGCCCGCCTCGAAGTACACGGATTGATACGCCATGTTGCGCGCGTCGCGCCGGGTCGTATCACGGTCCTCTCGCGGTTCGACGGCGTGAATCACCGTCACCCACTTATCCAGCGCACCGTTGTCAAACAGACTTTGCACGGCGGGACTGCATGCGTTACGGCCAAACTCGCGCACCATTTGCGCCACCGTCATCTGGAACTCGCGGTACAGCGTGTTGACCCGTCCGCGCGCATCCATCGCCACCGCGTACTCGCCTGCGGTCAAGACGTGGTGGTGGATGACGGTATCAAAATCCGGCAGCACGATGGCGCTGGCCGTACCAAACGCGCCCAGTTCCTCATACATGCTGTGCAGTGCGCGATACGTGTTGGATTTGGCAAATACCATCTGCATCAGCCGGGTGACATCGGCCAGCCAGCTTTTAACCGCCGCCGATTCATCCAGTTCGGGTATCGAGGTAGTTAACCGAAACCATGGGCGCGCCGGACTGGTCATCCCTGCCATCATGCCAGCGGCGAGCACCCGCAGCGCGCGCGTACCCGTGTTGTCCTGAATGTGGTTGTGACGCTTGCCGCCGCGATTGCGGTCATCGACAAAATAGCGCCCCGAGCGCGGCAGCAGATAGTCGCTCACGTCGCGCCAGTGCGCCATCCAGCTTGTGCGCTCGTCTTTTAGTTGACCCCAGCGAGATAGCAGCCAGTGACGCTTTGTATGCCCGGTATGCATGGGGTTTACCCGCCCAGAAGCGTGTTCTTTCCAAGCGTGAGCGCATTCGGGTCGATGCCCGCCATACCCGTTAGCATCGTGCCGGATGTGCCGCCCTTGCCTGCCAGGGCTGCCGCATCCAGCGCCGCCGACGGGTCGGCGCGCTTTTGATTGGCCCGATTGCTGGCCTCGTCAGCGGCGCGTTCCTGCTTTTGCGCGCTCCTTTGTGCCTGCTTTTGCGCCTTGCCTGCGGCGCTTCTTTGCTGCTCGCCGCTGTAGACGGAATAAGCTGTACCCGCAACGGCGGCAGCAGCCATGACTGCGGTTGCGGAAATCCCTCCCGACATGGTTACTCTCCCGTGGTGTGAATGTGATTGACCGCGCCCGGTTTGCGCGAAAAGAGCAAGTGCGCCTCGTCAGTGAATTCGTCTTCCGCCTCGGCGACGGTTGTGGCGCGCGTCGCAAACACCATCGTTAGCGTCGTATCCGCGTGCGCATAAAACGCCTGCTTGCGCCCGGCGCTGGCCGCCAGTACGTGATAACCCGTCAGCGTTAGCGTGCCTTCGCCTACGCAGACTGAACAATGCCCGCTGACGATCAATACCGTAGGCACACGGATCAATGCGCCCGTGAGCGCCACGCCCGCCGGTATGCAGATGGTGCGCGCGTACAGCCCTGCATGCAGCAAATGGTTGGTAGCGATGCCAACTTGCGGCAGTTCGAGCGATTGCGCTTCCAGCGCACGCACACGCTCAATGGCGGCAGGCGTCATGGCCGCGATTGAGCGTGCAGGGTCAATCAACACAGTCATGCCAGCCTGCGAAAGAACACGCGGTTGGTTTCGTGATAGCCCGCGCGCGGCAGCAAGCGCTCAAGCCTGCCGCCGCTGGGTGCGGTGACATACAAGCCGTTGGCCCCGGCTTCAAATGCCACCCGTTCGGCGGCGCGCAGCAACGCACCACCCGCACCACCCGCGCGATGCGCCTGTGCAACAAAGAGCGTTTCCGTCGAAGCAATGACGCGCCCGCCAAAATGCAGCACCGGAGAAATCAGCACCGCGCACAGCCCCACCAATTCAGTACCCACAAATACGCCCAGCGGATGCAACACGCCCGCGTCGTACAACGCCTGGTAGCCCGCGCGGTCAGGCGTCGCACCCAGCATATCGGGGTTGCGCAGCGACTCCTCCCGGTATTCGTCACACAAGGCGGCGAACACGGGCGCATCGAATGCTTCGGTAACGGTAATGGCGCGGATAACAGGTTCCATGCGCGCATGCTACGCACAGCCCGCGAAGGTATATGCATCTTTTCAGCGAGGCTTGACCAACTCGTAGGGGTCGTAATCGCGCCGAGGCTTTGCGTGCGGCTGGACGCGCGGCCCGTCTGTGACGTATTCCGGCACAGGGTGGGCGAACGTCAGCGCCAGCGCGTCGGCATCATCCGGGCTGGCCAGGCCGCGCTTTTTCATCGATTCCTTGCTTTCCAGCAATATCTGGTCGCTGGCATTGAAGCCGTACTCCACGCCGGTCAGGTCTGTTACCAGCGCTTCATCCTTTGCCAGATGCCCGATAGCGAGCCACTCGCGCATGCGGCCCCACATTTCGGCACGCTTGTTGGCGTACTTGCGGGCATCGTCCGCTTTGCCGCCAAACTGCACCTCCACGACATCCACCGCCAACTGGCGCAGCCGGTCCACTACGCCACCACCCACGCCGCCGCCATCGACGAACACCACCACGCGCAATTTTGCGCGGCGCAAAAACTGTACGTGTTCCACCACGCGGGCCGCAAGCTGCATCGTGTCCAATTCGCGAAAGCGCAAAGGTTCAAACGTGCGTGCGTCCCTGCCAATGCGCGTGCGAATCACGGATTGATCATCGCCAAAGCGGGCGACATCCACCCCCATAATGGCGGTGCGGTTCTCCAACGCCTGATAAGGCTGCTCGCGCAGCATGGCCGCATCCACCGCATCGCGTGCGATGAACTGCAAGCTGCCCGCACGCGGGAAAACACCCCGCACACGAACCCGCACGAAGTCCGAATCCTCGCCCCAGTCTGCTATCCACTCGTCGATTTGGGCTTTGTTGGTGATGGCTACCGTGCGGCTGTCGATTTGCCGTCCATGCCAGCGGTGGCGCTGGCCGTTAAAGCAGGCGTGAAAGCGCCCGGTGTTGCGCGTGGGGTTGCCAAACACGAACCACATCGGCTCGCCGTCGGTCATGCCGCCCTCAGCCACTTCCCAGATTTTGTCGGGAACAGCCGATGCTTCATCAAAGATATAGAACGGCGTGCTTGTCGCCGCATGCAATCCCGCGAACGATTCGCTGTTCTCTTCGCGGCAGGTCTGCGCATCCACCCGCCAGCTTTCGGGGTGCTGTACGTGCGTCATGCGCATGGCTCCCCTGCCCGTGGAAACGTTGAACCAGTGGCCGGTGATGCTGCGTTTGGTCCACTTGGCAATTTCCGCCCAGGTCTTGGATTCAAGCTGAACCGCCGTATTGGCCGTAACCACCCCCTTGCAGTAAGGCCGTGTGGACATGATCCAGTTGACCAGCCACGCCGTCATGGCTGATTTGCCTATGCCGTGGCCGGAGCTGATGGCGCAGCGCGTGGGCGCAACAGGATGCGTGCAATCAAACCCTTTTTCGCGCACCTGCGCACCGATGCTGTCCAGAAATTCGCACGCCCAGGCATCCGGGCCATAGCGCGTGTTGAACCGCTCGCGCCACGGGCTGGGTAGCTCAACGACTTGCAACGTCTTGTCCGTGTCCCACGGCCAGGCGTAGATCACAAACCCCAGCGGGTCATCGAAAAACCGGCCCATGTCGCGGGCCAGTTCCAGATCAGGATCAAGCATCCTTGTTCGTGCGCATACGCGCCGTCATAATGGCATCGGCCATTTCCACGCGCCCGCTCAACTCCAGCTTGGCGTTGTCGCGGTATTTTTCCGGATTGTGCGACTTGAGCAGGAAGATTGCCAGCGTATCAGAATATTTGCGAACGGCCCCGCACGATTCACCTTGGTAGAAAACAGGTTCGTCTACGCCCTCAAACGCCCGCCTGTGCGCTTCGTCTTCCAAAGCAGACACGCCCACAGCCAGCGCCTTATCCCAAGCGCGGGCGAAATCTGCGTCTTTCTCCCGCCACACATACGCCGTACTGCGGTCTATCTGCACCGCCGCACAGGCCCGCCCCACATTGCAACATTGCGCCAGCACCGCCAGAAATCCCGCCTGCTTGACCGTGGTCAGCTTGGTGGACGAATAAGTCTTGGTCTGTTTCTTGACCTGCCTGGAGACTGATTTTCTGGTCTTTTTTTCATGTGTTGATTTGTTCATAACGCCAATTCCATTTGTGTGCCTTTTGATTTGAGCCTTTTGTACCAATTAGCAAGGCTCAGCGAATGCTTTGTCAGCGGTACGGTTTTGTATGTCATAGGGGTTTGCGCCCGCATCTCGAAGCGACATATTCTGCCTACCGTCCAAATACTGACCTCAAATTTTTGTGCCAATTGCTCATAACGCATACCCTCGTCATGCAACTGTCGAATCAACTCAACTTCTGTATTGGTAAGTTTGGCCTGTGGATGGTCTTCTCCGATACGCAGGCCCGCCGCATTAACGGCCACAACGGTTTGCAGCATTGCATTACACATCGGCCCTGAAATATTGCGGCCAAGTACGCTTGATACGCTGGATTGCTGCCTCGATGGCTTTTATGCGGGCCAACGGGTCGGCTGACGTAATCGGCGTTTGCGCAGCCAAGCGCAGGTATCGAACAGCACTGGCAGGCAGTAACGAACTAATCACGCTTTAATCCCCATAAGCATTGACAAACACGCGCACCAACCCGCCCGGTGTTTTGGTCTTGCGGGTCACGCTGTAATGGTCGATATCGCCATCGTCGGCAATCACGCCCGCATGGGCCAGTGCGTCGAGCAGCGCCTTGCCGATATTGTCCAGATCGCGGCGGCGCGCATCCGGCGGGAACGCATCCACGTGCACGGCCAGGCGCCCGACGGGTTTTTGCAGTAGCGTCCGGCGATTGACGTCATCAGCCACCACGCGGCGGTAATCGCGGCCCTGCTGGCTGATGAGCGTGCGGCCCGCCAGCTTGCCGGTGGAGACGTGCCGCCAGTAGTGGTTCACGCTGGGCGGCCAGGGCAGGTCGAGAATCAGCATGCCTCGCGCCATAAAATCAATCGGGATGCGGCGGCTGTCGGTCGTGTACTGCAAGCTCGCGGCGTGATACCACAGGCTGACGCTGCCCTCCCATTCTCCGTGGCGGTTTTTGTCGCAAATCAACAGCGCGTCGGGTGCGTTTTCTGTTTTGACATCAACACTTTCATTGGCGCGGGTGGCGCGCTCGACGGCCCGCTCTTTTGCCTTGTTGCGCCAGACCGTCAGCACCTGGTCCACCAGGTCGGTAATTGCGTGGCTGCCAGAGGCTGAAAACTTGCCGGGCGGGCTGTTTTCATCCTGCTGCTTTTTGGCGTGGTGTACCAAGTGGATATGCACGTTACAATCGCGCGCCAGGCAGGTAAGCAAATCAACGAAGTCTTTCTGGCCGTTGTAATCATCGGTGCCGTGTACGCACTTCATCAGGCTATCGACGACAATGTGCTCGATGGCAAGTCGTTCCGAACAATAGCGAATCACGGCGGCCAGCGCGCGGATGTTCACGCTGCCCAACTGGTCATAAATCCACAATTTGCCATCCAGCCACTGCATCATCTGTTCGGCAATGGCTGCCGCTGGCGTGGCGTTTTGCGCAACCTGGCGCAACAAGCGTCGCAGCGTCGCCAGCGGGCGCATCTCGAAACTGGCAATGCAGGACTTTTCTCCCTGTGCTGCAAAGCCCAGCACCACCTGCCCCAAAATCTGGCTTTTGCCATGGCCGTTAATGCCCTGCCACAGCGTGACCTCACCGGGGCGAAAGCGCAGATTGTCATGGGTTTTGCTCCATGGCAGTTTGGCACCCGTAATGTGATTGCCATTGGCTAGGCTCGCCAGCAGGCCATCGCGCCACGACGTGGCAGGCAGCACCTTGACCTGCGGCTCGGTCTCGGCCAGATAGGCGGAAAAGTCCGTGTTATCCGGGGTGATGATGAGCGTCATGCGGCCATCCTTTGCGGGGAGTTGACATCCACGACGCCTTTTTCAGGCGAATAAAGCAAAAACGTGTCTTCAATCGCCACGACGGCAACAGCAGGCAAAAAATCCACCGCCCGGTAAAACGCCGCCAGCGTGCGCGATTTTTTCCAGCCGCACACGTTAACCATCATGCCGCGCAAAAACCGCAAATCCAGCGTTTGCACGATGTCATCAGGCATGACGTGCACCTCGGGCGACCAGTTGTTGTTAATCGCCTGCTCGGGGTGGTCCCAGCCCCAGCGGTAGACCGGTGTGGCCTCGTAGACCCACAGGTGGCAACTATTCGGCTTGAACCCGCGCAACCGCAGATCGAGGATGCACTCATGCCCGGTCATGCCGCCAACTCCAGCGCCCAGTGCGCGTCAGATTTTGGTTTGGCAGTGATGCCACCGCATGGCGTGGCATTGCGCTGGCTTGTCATCACCTTGGACAAATAACCCCACGGGATAGGCTCCGGTTTGGGTTTGGCAGTGCGTGCAATCTGCACCGCAGCGATGATTTCGTCGGCATCCAGCCCGGCCTCGACCCAGCTACGAAAATCCGGGTTGGCAGGCGTGACCTGCACGCCCTGCTCGCGCAGCAGTTTTGCAAGCCTGCCCGCGGGCCTGCCATCGCCGTACGGCATCTCTGGCGGCGGTTTGTCCGGTTCGGCAGGCAAGCCGCCAGGCGGGTCAACACACGCCGTCGGCGCTGCATCGGGCGGCGCTGTCTCAATTTTCAACGGTGGTGAGAGTGTGTTTATTGGTTGTTGGTTATTGGTTGTTGGTTGTTGGTTAGCATTGCCAGCGCATGATTCGGGCATATGCGTTGCATCATCCGGGCATTTGCCTTGCAAATCCGATGCATCACCCTGGGGATTACCCGTATCTTGTTCAGGCGCTGCCTCTTTGCTGCCCCACCTTGCATTGGCACCGGCTTTAGCCTTGGCCTGCGTCTTGCGGTAATGTTCAATTTCCTTATCCGCACGCAGGTTATGCCAACCGTCAGCTTGCAGCACAAAAAAGGTTTCCAGCAGTAGCGCCAAGGCCGTCTTCTCCTTCTTTGTGCGTACGCCGACCATCCATGCGACTTTGTTCAAGTCGTTGGGTAATGGCTTCTCATCGCGGTAATACGCCCACAGCAGCCGCATATAGATGGCATCCTCAATCAGGGAAAGATGCTTGGTTGCCGTGCTGTAATCGCCAATATGATGCTGGTAATAGTTCATGTGAGCCTCCCTGATTTCCCCACTGCCATCCCCTGACGAAAAAACACAGCGGCAGGGCGCAGGGAGTCCGCCTTTTCGCCCCGTCGGGCTAGCCGTGTGCACAAGGATTGACAGGCATACGCCCTTGGCGTACCGTGCCTGTCCATGGATAAGCAACTGTTTGACGATCTGGTGCAAAGCCTGAAACAAGCCATTGCCATCTCGCGCGGCGAAATGGCCCCCTCGCGGGTCTTTGTCATCGAGCCGGACGTACCCAACGCGCGCGCTGCGCGGGAAAAAACCGGGCTGTCGCAACGCGACTTTGCGCGGCTCCTGCGGGTCAGCCCCAAAACCCTGCAAAACTGGGAACAACGCCGCCGCACGCCATCCGGCCCGGCAGCCGCGCTTCTGACGCTGGCCGCCAAAGCGCCCGAAGTGGTACTGGAAACCCTGCACGCCTGATTCATGCCGCGCTCCCGTCTGCGCGCACCCAATCGGGGGCCGCGTCATACACCGTTGTCGCAATTTGCCGCGCCGCGCACCACGCCAGCACGTACTCAATCAGGCTCGTCATGCGCGCCACCGACATGCTGGCCGACGACTCACGGATGTTCACAAACTCGCCCTCGATGCCCGGCACCATATCCGCGCCGCGCCCCGTCGCCACCGCGTGGCCCGAAACCATCAGCACCTTCCACTGATACGCCGTCAGCGCGCGACCGCACCACGTAGCCTGCCGGGCAATATCGGCAAACAGTGCGTGCAGCAGCGCGTTTTGCGCCAGCCCGCGGGTATGCGGGCGAATCTCGCACAGCATCCCGTCTGCCGCTTGCGCAATCGCGCGCATCGCCGCCTGACGGCTCGCCGGGTCAACCAGGTCAAAACGCTGTGTGGTCATGGTCAGCAATCCAGCGGCCCGATAGGGATGCGCTTATCGGGGTTTTCTGGTGCGGGCGCAGGCAGCGGATTTTTTTGCGGCTTCATTCGTCCCTCACCGACCCTGCCAATAAATCGCGGTCAGGCCCACAATTGCCATACAGCCATTCGCGCAGAATTTTTCGGGCGAATGGCGACAAAGAATCAAACCCCGCCTTGGCAGCCGCCACCTTCAAATCGGCCTTCAACGTCTCGCCAAGGTGAACCCGCAAGGGTTCGGTATTTTTTTCGCGTCGGTGATGACTCATCTTGGAGAATCCTGTGATTTCACCTTCAAATGCGGGCGTCCCGCCCCCCTTCGTTATGATTAAAGTTCTCACACATCAACCTGTTGGAAAAGGAGCAGGACATGACCACTGACCCAAAGGAATTTTTTAAAGACAACATCAAGCGGATTGACCCTCAAAAAGACCCAATCCTGCACAACATGAACTACGGCCTTCTGACGCTGTGTCAGCAGATGGACAAAATCGCGGCGAATCAGCAAGAACTAGCCCATAGGCTTTACACACTCGAAAAAACGTTTCGATCTCGCTAGCAGTCAATGGCGGCGCGATAGGCAAGGCATACGGCACCCAGAGGATTTTTTGGCTAGATGGTTGCTCAAGCATTCGCGCTCTCCTTTGCGCCCGCAGACGCACGCGGTGGGTTAGGGTTTTCCCCAGACTGCGGCAAGGGGGCAATGTCGGGCCAGATATTCATGCAATCGTGCGGACGCAGGTCGCCGCGCGTCACCAGACCGCCCGTGGCGCGCTCGATGGCTAGGCAGCGACTGGGGGCAATCGCTCTGTAACCACTCGCCATCTGTGAAACGTATGACGAACTAACGCCAAGCGCGTTTGCAAGGCGTAAGCAATTGCCCCTCTGCTTGGTGATGTATTCGTTCAGCGTCATGCCCACAGGTGGCCTCATTTCATATTCTCATCGCATATTAGCTTTGGCTAAATTTTATGTCAAGCCAAAGCTATGTATGCAGACGCTAACATTTCGATTTACAGGTGGCTGGCATGGAAGACATAAGAGTCAAACGCTTACGGGAACTTCTCGTAGAAAATTTTGGCGGGAGCCAAACAGAACTATCCAGGCGCACGGGCGTTTCATTGGCGCAGTTAGGTCAATACTTCTCTGGCTATAGAAACATGGGAGAAAAAGTTGCCCGGAAGCTTGAAAGTGGCGCAGGCAAGCCTAAGGGGTGGCTGGATACCGATGATGGCGACAAGTTGTTATTGACGGAGGATGAACGCTTGCACTTGGCGGCATGGCGTGCTGCCAGCACGGAAGTCCGTGAAGTCACCAGCTACGTACTCGCTGGTTTAAACGCCCCGCAGCCTGCATGGGCCACTACCGATCATCGCTATGCAGTAGGCAGCATGCTCTACGCCGCCCTGTGCTGGCTGCGAAAAAATCGCCGCCTAGGCCGCGTATCGTGCTGGTCACGCCCGAGGTGCGCCGCGACATTCTGGCCCGCCTGGCTCACGTTAACCCAACCAAACCTCAAGCCAACTCGCCATGACTGATACTGCGCCCTTGCACGCGACACAAAACACCGAAGAAACCCTATGGTCGCTGTCCATACGCTACGAGGGCAACGATGCCGACACCCATCAAATAGACCTGAATCAGTTGGGCGTATCGCTTCAGGGCCTGGCCCGTGTGCTGGCCGTATCGGCCCACTTTGCGCAAACCGGCAAGTACAATAAACGCTTTGAAGGTCTGGCCGTCAAGGTGGTGGCCGCTCCCGTTCAGGAGCATAATTGCTACGAAGTGCTGGCCGTCATCAAGGATATTGCCGTTGCGCCGCAATTCTGGTCCGGGTTCGCAGGCGCAGTGTTTACGGGGGTGATTGCTGTTGTGCTTAGTCGTGGCAGGAGGAAGGAAGTGAAGTTGCTCAACGAAGCGCTGCAAAAATCCCTTGCTCAAAACGAGGCCATGCAAGGCAGGCTGATGGATACAGTCGAGCGACTGGTCGCTGCGCTGCAACCATCAGCCAAACAAGCGCATGCGCCAGTAGGCGCGTCTGTCGGGCTGGGTCAAACACGCCCGTCTGTTGTGCTGGACAGGGCAACCAAAGCGCTGGTCAGCGCAGGCACGGATACCACCATCGACGAAACCCGTACCTACACGGGTGTCATCACAGAACTGGACATGATCTCTGGCACGGGCAGGGTGGCACTGGATGAAACAGA